TATCAACACTGTGGAAACCGTTGCTCACGGCATCCCGGATGGAGGTCTGGCCGTTCTGGAGACCGTTCAGGGCGAAGCCCTCGTTGATGTCGGCCCTGGTGGCCCAACCCTGACCAGAGGGAGAACCCAGGCCATTGCCGGAGTTACCACCCCAGCCGCCGCCATAGCCGCCCCAGCCGAACATGCCGAAGATCAGGAACAGGATGATCCAGGAGGCCCAATCGCCGCCCCAGCCGCCGAAACCGCCGTTTCCGCCCTGATAGGCAGGAGTCACGGGCATGGTCATCACAGCGCCGTCAGAAGAAAGACTCATTGTGTTATCTCCTTTGTAGATTTATTTTCAAAACCGTGGCCACGGATTTTGATTTAATGTAAGAAATGCAAACTGTACTTTGCAAAATCACAAGAAAAATGTGAAGTATAGTTTGCAAATTCACTTCACATTCTGCGGAAAGTGAACTTCACTTCTTCACTTCCCAAACATTCCCCGCATTCCCTCAAACATGCCCTGCATCTGCTGGGCCTGATTCTGGACTTGGTTAAGCTGATCTTGGGAAATGCGTCCAGAGGATACCATCTCTTGTATCATGGCGTTGGGGTCTTTGCCCCGCATCTGCTGCATGAAGGATTGAAACTGCTGCATCATGTTGGGCTGTCTGTTGCCGCCCATAGCCTGATAAAACGGGTTCATTCTGCATCCTCCTTATCTTTTGCCGCCAGCGCATCCAGGCGGGCCTCCAACGCTTCCAAGCGGGACAGGGGCGCATACTCTACCGTTGGAGCCTGCGGGGCCTGTACGGGCCTCTGATTGCGCTCTACAAGGTCATATATCTTCATGCTGGGCTTGCCGCTTGCGTCCGCCTGTTTGAGATAGACCACTGGAGAATTGCTGTCCCATAACGTAACAGCGGAGTTTGGAGCGACTAGATAATTAGCCGCCTCCATCTCGCTCTGCACCCACACAATAGACGGAGATGCCGGGGCTTGCTGCGGCTGCTGCATGGGTTGATAGGACTGCCGCAGCTGCGTCAGCTGGTCCGCCATAGGCGGCTGATACGGTTGGTACGGCTGATAGTAATAGGGATAGTTCGGCATCTCACGTCATCCTTTCTGCCAGTAGTACAGCACAGTTTCGTGTTCACTGTGCCATGTATCGTAGATCACACCATCCTGCAGGCATACCACATGGCCGGACAGGGCCAGAATGTAAGTCCCGTTTGGATGCCCCATCGCAAACTCCGCCACGGTCATATCCTCGGGCGCCATGTCCCGCCGGAAGCCATGCCGCCGGAGGTAAGCGCCCCATGTGGCGTTGGCGCTTGGCATATCACCCCTCACAGCGCCCTCAATGCAGAGGCCAAGATATGTCCTGTACCAGTCCTGCTCCAGCGCCTTCGAGATGGCCCGGACGGTACAATCCCCCACATTTTTCTCGTAGGGGTTCGGATT